CTTCAACGTACCACATTATACATATTCCTCATATTCTACAATTTCACAAAGGTCTTTAACTAGTTGTTTACCGTAATCAGTAAACAAGATACCCTGCTCCCAAACAAAATGCTCTACGTCTTGGCTATGATAGAAAGTTTCTGTACCAGAGATCCACAAAAGAGCGGTAGACCGATTACCGGCGCCAAGACCGATAGTATCTTGGATACGAGTTTCGAAGCGGTCAACAGCGTTAACGGCTTGCTTCTTCTCAAAAATAGTGTTAGCTTCCAGCTGTGCACAAAGCTCATCCCACTGGGCTTGCTTCTGAGTAGAATCCATCATGCACCAGTTATCCATGATATAACCACGAGGGCGGAAACCATAAACATCTTTATGAAGATCTGAGAAACAATCGTCTGAATAATTAAAAGTCATCATGTTAATCTCCTCTTGATATATCCTTTATAACATATCTAAAAGAGAATGTACACAGTTAATTTAGTTTTTATCGAAAATAGTTTTATTACAGATCAATCACTTAGAATTTTTTTGTCCGAGTCCGATAAAGCTTCTATCTGTCGCATCTTCCACAGCATCCACTCGTAGTATCTTTCCGGTTCTGGATCTTGATTCTTCTTGGTCATTGTTTCTTATCCACTTCGTCCATTGTATATTATAATCTGTAATATGGTCACAGGGGTCGTCTGTTCCTAGCGCGAACAATCGCTGCTCCTCTTCGTCCATTCAGAAATTCCGTTGTTGTTAAACATACGGTTATTTATAAAAATTGTCATATAAAACGCGCTCTAATGCATGGGCTTCTATTTCCCATGGTTTTTGTTCATATTCCATATCCCATGGATATGCTTTTTTCTCATAGATTATGCGATCGCCACATGGTTGTGTCATCTTACGAGTAGCATATTGATACACATGAACCATCTCATGTAATATAGTAGCGATAATTTCTTTTCTAGCCTGACTGGAATCTACTCTTATTGTATACTCTCTATCATCCTCATCTAGGACATCACCGTGAATTCCTTCTTTGTCCCTCAGGTTTCGTACAAATTTTACGGTGATATCTATTTTTCGATAACGTGGCATAAGCTGCTCTTTAGCAAACCATATAGCTAATTCGGATTCCTCGCGAATTGCTTTTTTCACATGTCCAGTAAATTCAATAATCATACAAGTACTCTAACACAAAACAAATCAAATGTACACTAATTTATAGATTTATTTTGCAAAAAATCCCAATTGTTTTCTTTACAATAAAGATGCAATTCAGGTTCTTTGTTTAAATCAACAATGCATTCATCAAATCCGTTTTTTAAATCTAATTCTGCATTATTGGTTATTGATTTGTATAATTTATCTGCCAAAACTTTATGATTATTAAATGTAATATGTCCAATTCGTTGGTCGCGACCATTCCACCATTTTGTATTACGCATAAACACATTATCTCTTTGGATCTCTCGATCTTTAAAAGTTTTACCTTTAAATTCATTAATAGCTACATCTTGTAAAGTTCCTAGAGTATTAAATCCATTTATGTAAATGTTTTCAGCAGTTCCTATATTCGAAACTGATGATATAAAAACAGGCTTAATGTTTTTTCGCCGCATAATTTCTTTCATAAAGTAAATAAGTCCAAAAGAATTATACGTATCTAACCTCTCGCTTTTACAGTGAAGCCAATATTGATACGCAGCCTCCATTTGCACGCGGAATTTTACTTCATCTTTAAGTTTGCCTGAGTCTTTTATCTCTTTAATTAAACTTTCTCTAAATGATTCAAGTTGTAAACATGCTAAATTAGATGCATATGGTGCCTCTTCTACAGCCCATTTTCTATCTGGATGTGTCAACGAAATAAGAACTATATCACCGGAATTAATATTTGAATTCAATTCCCCGACTAAGCGATCGCACATCCAGTCTAGACCAGTTCCAGCTTCAGACAGGTTTATGATACACTCCATCCCAAGCTTGGCGCCTAATATATTCCACCATTCAACAGGGCGAAACATTTCTCTAAATTTATGGTATTCTTCTTTGTCTATTCCATGTGAATGTGGTTGTATTGGAGCAAAAAAGCTATCGCCTATCATAAACAATTTAGACATGATTAATCCCTCTCATAAATCCATATATCCTTAGACTTTTTAGTTTTTTTAACTTTACGTTTGTATAACCAAATTTTTATTTTCATCCAATACTTTTTTATCATTCCACTCTAACCTCTACGTTTTTAGGAAGATCTATCTTTGCCCTATCATGTTTATGATGTACTACAAACTGTGTATTAGGAAACTCTTTAAATATTCCTTCAGTGATCGGTCTCCAGTTTTCAGCTAATCTATGAGTATTGGTATGATCTCTATTAGACATTAACACCAGATCGGTGGTACTGACAAGATTAAAATCGAATATAGAATCAAACCCATACATATGGATCTCGTCGCAGTTTAATCGGTTAGCAAGATAATGTGTAGCCATATGTCCACAATTAAAATCTGTGTAATTCATTGCATAGTTCGGCAAAACAGTATAGAATTCTTTTATGTGTGGTGCAAATTTCATATAGAAATCTGGTTTCATTTCAGTATATTTTTTAGGCCTTGCCCCCACAACCCAATCGTAAGCCCGCAAATCAACTGAACCCTCATGCATAGCCTTACACATTTTAAAATCAACGATAGCTGTTGCATAAACATTTTGAATACCTGTAACTGGAGGAAGATTACAAGTCATAATAATGCCTTTTGCGGGCTTGTATAGCTGATGGCTATCGCCGTTCCCAATTAAATGCGCTACTTTACTCATTCATAAAACTCCAATAACTTTCCATTTCAGGCTTAAAAACAAAATTAATAACATATCTATTAGGAAATTTTATTGGATTACTACTAGAATGCCATCGGTTACTATCAAATATGACTGCATTTCCAGCTTTTGGAGTACTCGTACCAATTACCTTTAAATCAGTATTTCGCTGCGCAACATACTTATCAAATATTTTTGTATCTCCATCAGAATCATTAATATAGTAAACCATACTAACCCACCCAGGATCAGGCACATCATAATGAGGAGGAGCATAATTATCTTCAGTTGTGTTATTAGGCGTTAATAGGTTAATTTTGATTCTATTAATATCTAAAAACTTAATCCCAGTTTTTTGCTCTAAAAACCAAAGAATAGGTAATCCAACTGCTTCAAATAAATTATCTTCTGGTGTGCCATCGGCATGTAAAATCGGATGAATAAATTGATGCGTCGGTTTTACATTAGAATCGTTTTGGTCCCAATCTAAATCGTTTATTGTACTAGGATTATAAGCAAACAATGTGTGAAGCATTGTTCGTTCTATCGATTCAGCCATTGATTGTGGTATTAAGTTCTCTAATATTTTATATGCTTGCATCTTTTAAAGCTTTTAGTTGTTGTGAATTTACTGCTGCTAAATGATTATTGATAATCTCTTTTCCTTTACGGCCAGTCCAATGTCTAATTCTTATATCCGGCACGTTAACAAAATGTGGACTATCTTTGTCTAATTGTAATCTAACCACATTAAATTTATTTGGTAAATCTTCAACATTCATAACATGCTGTAAAGGATCCATAATAGAATGTAATGTTTCTTGGTCTCCACGTAGTGGCTTTGTATCTACTGCTTTACACCATTTTTGTAAAATAGTAGGCTTATTTTCAAAAGCTACGACACCTGTGTTAAACATAGTTGTTCCATATTGTTTAGACCATGGCATGTCTTGCACCATACTTAACTTTTCAGGTACAGTCAAGTCAAATAGTTCAGTTAGATCTCCGCAACATTCGGCGTCGACATCTATCCAAACTGTTTTTTTAAACGGTGAGCTAAGCATAGATTTAGGTTTTAAAAACCACGGATATACATCGGGCACATTAGATAGTTCTGCAATAGAATTAGCTTTGTTCGGAGATTCTAGAAATTTCTTCATGCCTTCGCTCAATCCGTAATCGTGGATTGAAATATGTACATCAGGATTAAATTCACGAATGCGTTCAATCCACCAAGGGAGCATCCATTCCGTCGATTTGTCACTTCCAGTAATTATTGCTTTTTCAGACATCTACTATCTCGTAATTGTTGTTAAAATTATGTTTAGCTAAGCAACCGCGTTCGCTTTGAATGGTCGTAAAGCTATCTTTTGCTTCAACTGGCCAAGGATAAAGTTCTTGTAAGAATGCAAAACTCTCTAGGTTTAAAAATACATCAGTAGGCTTAGCCTCAAACCTAGCCTGCTGAACTAACATCTTTGCAGCATTTGGTTTAATTCTATATGCATGGGCTCCAGGAAAATATCGTTTTGAGGTAAGCTTATTAACTCCAAATCCCAAAGGGGTATTGTACTTACCGTAAGATGGTTTACCTAAAGATATAACTCCATGATAATTTATGTTTGTTGGAATATTATTTACGCAAACAGCATCATGCTCAAAGATTGTAATTTCTTCTTTACCTTCGGCGCATAACTTCCATAGCTTATAATGAGATATGAACGCAGCCACGCAATTTGGCGTGCGAGAATAAACTTCGTTCATTGCGGATATATTAATATTTTCAGACTTAATAAAATCATCAAGATCGTCTGCAGGCGTAGTGGCTTTCCAATGTTCTATCTCTAAACCGCCTGTGGCATATCCAGATTTAATACATCTATTAGCAACTAAGATGGACTTCTCATTATCCATAATTGTAATTACGTAATTTTTCATAATGTAGTTGTAGAGGGAAGCCCCTGAACCCTTGTATAATAGTTCTTAGTAACGCCTAGAAAGGCAATACCAAATATCTGATAACAAAGTAAAGCATCATTAGGCCATGCGCCAATCTCTTTTACTTTGTTTATCACATGCTTAGCAGCCCATGGTTTAATTATATATGCTGAGTTTCCGGCTAGTCCTTGTGGTATCATTACATCATCTATACGAGGAACTGGCTGTACTGGCCAACGGCTTTCTCCTATCATTGTATGATAAACTGCAGACTTACGAGTTGCTCCACGTGGATCATTAATACCAATAACTCCATAGTTGTTATCTAATATTGTATCATATTCTAATTGCTTTGTAAACAGTGCATCGTGTTCTAATACTAGAATTGGATCGGTACTATCTGCTGCCATTTTCCATAAATTATAATGGCTCATAAAACATCCGACACGTTTACCTTTATCTCGTGTGTTATATGGCGATAATTTTAATCCAGACGCAAAGTCTAATTTTGGCTGAGACCAAGGATATGTCCACTTAATTCCTTCTTTATTTAAAGCCGCCATAGCATCTTTTGATTGTATGGCACGATATGGCGTCACTACAAAATCGTTGCCAACAGCGTGAGACGATCTAATGCATTCAATCGAGCCAGCTTCCGATGTAATATTACCGTCTAGTGTTATTACAAAGGCTTTCATTTTCTTAGCTCGATTATATAGCTATCAGGTTCTCCTGTCAATTTACGATTATCATGTCTCTTAATTTTTAGTCCTGACTTTTCAATCTCAGCAAGAAACATATTATTGTCTAACGCGTTGTATCGATCAGGATGACGCATTAGCCATGGATGTTTAAGATCTTCGAGTGACATAAGTTCTAAAGGAAACACATCTTCAATAAAAAATACTCCATCCTCTTTAAGGAACGGAGACAGATATCTAAATGTCATTTTGTTTGCTTGAGGTGTATGCAGACCATCATCGATAATAATATCAAACTTAATATTACCAAACTTTTTAATTATCTGGCTTGTAACTGATGGCTCTATAGAACTTCCTTTGATATAATCAGTACGATCTTTCTTGTAACACGGCAAGTCTGTAGCCTTAGTTCGTACAAAAATATCTAATCCGTATAGATTTGCTTTAGGCAAAAATTCGTGAAAGGCTTCTGTACTATGACCGTTAAACACGCCAACTTCAAGAATATTAATTTCCTGATCTTTAAACTTTTCTAAAGCTGGGCCATAGATCCGATCGTACATATGCTTTTTTGTTTTATCACATCCGTACTTATTGAATAAATCTCCTAGTTCACTCATTATCTAATCTCCAATAATTCTTGCTTGGGCCAGTGCCAAAATCATAACCAAAATAATCAATGTCATCTTTATACCAGTCACCTACAATTTTAGCTGTCTCAGCATTGTACATATCACGATAAGATCCTTCGTTCAAGGCCGTAACGTTCCGTGCACGAGACATCTGCGGTATGTTAAAGTATTTAATTAAATCAGCATTTAATTGTTCAAATCTAATTATATCACACCTAACATTCCCAGCGTTATCGCTAACATGATCAAGAGCAGGATACCATCCTCGAATCGCGCGGTGCCACATAAACGGTTGGTTACCCCATTTATGACGTTCTTCCAAAAACGCTTCAAACGACGAAACATCTGCATAGCTTGCATCTACCTTTCTCTCTACCTCAATAACCTTTTTGGCAAAGAAATAGCGAGATACTACACGATCCCATGGGTTACGGATAACGGCAAAGGCACCAAAGTGATCAGTGTAGTCAGACTTAAGATCTTTCCAACGAGCGTGTTCAATGCCGTGGTGATCACCAGTCATTGCCATTGTATCTAGAAGTTCTTGTGTATACTCTCGGCTCTTATGTGTGTTCTGATTATTGACTAAGATCTTATCTTTTAGAAACGCACTATGCCTAATAGTCATACCTGCATTCTTAGGTATGTGCACAAATATTTTCTTATTAACCAACATATGACATAAGTTCCTTTACATTTTCTCCACGTGCAGGAAGTTTATCCTTCAAGAAGAAGTGCACAAAATTACATTCTGGAACTCTATCCATTTCAATTCCAGTAAACAAACCATTCCAGTGGTATGTTAGGTTCTTTACGTTCATTCCGCTTTCTTTTACAAAGACATTGAGAAGCGTTTGATCGGTCGACCATTTCCAATTACCCATTCCATCTATGAAAGGCTTAAATCCTGGCCGCATGAGAAATTGCATAGGAGTTTGGCCTTTGATGTATTTCTTAAATCCAGGATTAAGCACCATCATTCCCATGTTGTAGAAGTCAGCACCTGCTCCACTCTTATGCTTCCAATCAAATAAATGATTAATGTTTGGCATGCCATATTGCATACGAGAATAGTTTGCTATCTTACGAAGATATTGTGGAGTGATAGGCATGTCTCGTTCAAGGACTCCGGCAAAATCATACTCTTCCGGTACCTTGTCAAATATGTTTGAAGAACCTGGTCTAATCCAAATATCAGCGTCAATGATTGCAACTTGATCGTTGGTCTTTAAATAATTAAAGGCGTTTTCCTTCTCAAATATTGGAAGGAATCCGCCATGTTTTTCATATGATTCTTTACTACGATTTGTAGAAAAGACATCGGGCTTAATTCTTAGGATTGGTTGCTTTTGTACAACATGTTCTATGTTATGTTGTTTGCAATAATCTTTAACAGATTCTATGCAGTGATCATATAGATTTGATCGCTTTCCCACATAGACCTGGTATATGACTCTTTTTTTCATATCTATATTCTTCTAAAATAATATCTGCGATTTCAATAGCACGTTCATATCGAGACCTTAATCGGTTAGATCCCTTGCCGTTGGCCTTAAACCATACAAGGTTATCTATACAACTATTCTTGTGCTCATCGGGGATACGATACCGACGTACGATTTCTTCATACTCAGAGCGTAGATTAAGCAGACTCGCCAGTGATATACTCATAAATGTCTTTCCATTTAGCAAAAGTTGGGAATGTAGTGTTATGCATATTATGTGCATGTTCAACGACAATAGACTCAAGACCAAGATCATTGCCAAGGAGGGCATTTTCAAGTTTGTCTTCAATCCAAATAAGACCAGTGTCACGATATGGTTCAAGCACATCGTCTTTGTCGGCACCAGTATCTTCAAAGATAAATTGCGTAAAGGCAGTTTCGCCAAAAAGCTTTTTAGTATTTTGAATACGAAGCTTTTGAGCGTGCTCGTCTTTTGAGAGAGACGTAATCATATGGAAAGTGTAACCATGTTTACGATGTAATAGATCCACATAATACATAGCATCGCGAAGAGGTGGCAAGAAACCCATAGCAGCAGATTCGTTAAATTGACGAACTAGCCGATGTTTAAGTTCTGGATCGAGATTATACCGATCTCCCATATCATAATGTTCTTGACCATCTTCAACGATTTTATATCCTTGAGATTGCATCCAGACGTTCATGGCATATTCCCAATTCATGAGAACACCATCGCAGTCAGTTAAGATTACTTTATTTAGATTATTTAGATTGTTCATATATTTTCCTTTCATGCGAACAGTGGTTTAAATGTTTTGAACACAATATTGAAAGCATTCATTTCGGCGGCATAGTTATCTGCAAAATCGTCATCATAGGCGTGTTCGTCTTTGCAGTGTTCTTCCCATGCAGCATCCATAGTTTCCATTCCAGCCAAGAGGTCTCCATTACCCATATTTTCGATCAGGGTTTTAGCCCGTTCCCAGGTCATGTCAGCTTCTTGGTAAAAATTTGAAATTCTAAACATTTGTATTCTCCTTATCATGGTACACTTATACCATACTTCTAAGGAGATGTACACAGTTAATTGCGGTTTTTGGAAAAATAATTTAAGACAGTACCATTTGTTTCTGTCTTCGATAAAACAATTCTATCGTTTCGTGCAACTTCTCTGTCCAGTTATCACGATGCTCTTTGTATGTCAGAGCTCTACCATTATCAACATCCATAAGAATAACGAGATTAGGCATTGACATACCTGTGCGTTCTTCCCACATAATTGAGTATGCACATGCTTGAATAAAATAATGGTCAAGCATGGATTTCTTTTTAGGAAAGCGAGAAGTCTTAAAATCGACGATGCTATTTACACCATCAAACTTACAAGCACAGTCACATGTACCGGCTAGTTTAAGATGATCGCTATATAGTGGAACTTCTTGATCGTAGATTACATTCATACGTTTTTCAAGAATTGGTTTCATGTTAGTTAGACTTTGCATGACATGCGGCATTACACCTTTGCCATAGTCTGGATCGTTTTGTAGATATTTCTCTACAAGATTGTGTACCGCGGTACCACGAGTAGCAGCTTTACTACCGATCTTGTTAGCTTCTTCTTCACCAACACGAGCTCGCCATGCAGCGATCTTGTCTTCGTTCAGAATAGAGGTTACAGTTGTAACGCTAGGATATGCCACGCCGTTAGGAGTGACATATCTGCGCTGCTTGCCATCTTCTCGTGTGAGAGTTTCATAGCCTAAGTCGATTTTTTCATGTATATAATTCATAATAACATTCTAACACATATAACTGGGTTTGTACACAGTTAATTTACATTAATTCAAAATGAGGTCCATCAATAAATGGCCGACGTCCTTGGGATCGACGTAGATCAATATAGTTATTCATTGCATCTTCGGCTGTTCCTTCGTACGTACGAATGTCACCCTCAGACCATGCTGCTCCCCATTTAATCGCTACACCTTTTTCAATAGCTGCTTCTTTAAATGCATCACAAATATCATCATAGACATTTAGTTCCCATACAACATCAGATCCATCATATGCTACAACATCGACAGCATGCGAAAAACCAGTATCTTGTACAAGATGTTTTGATTTCATTGTTTGAGATCTGCCGGCAGCAACCAGCCTCTCTTGTTCTTCTACAGTACGTACTCCGTACGTAACACCGAAATCGACTTTAGTTAATTCAATTGCACGTTCGACTACGGCTACCATATCAGGATGAACTCCTTCGAGTTTACCTTTTGATCGGTTTGATAGATTAAATGCCATATAATCCTCCTATAGGTTAAGCATTTCTTTTGTCATTATATAGTCTCTTACAAAATCAGATCGCACGATATCCTGCCATCCAAAATTGATTATATCAAAGTTCTTTAGTTGTTCTACAATGGTTAGGAATTTATATATTCCAGTTTTATCATCTTCATATTTAAAATCAGTTTGCAGATGATCACCACTAAATATAATTCGTGAATCTCGACCAACACGCGTTATAACAGAGTCTAGCTCATGGAAGTTTAGATTCTGCATCTCGTCTACTAATATCACAGCGTTATCTACAGTTACACCTCTGATAAAGGAAGTAGATTCAAATTGAATCTTACCTGAAGATATCGCTTTACTCCAAGATCCCTTATCTCCAAATAAATCACAGGCAATAGCTTTATATGGAGCAATGTATGCTTCTTCTTTTTCTGCCTTAGTGCCAGGCAAGTATCCCATATCTCTCGTTGGAACCATGGATCGTATGATAATCAATCTATCTTGTAGACTATTGGGATCTAAAACTGCTTCTAAACCAAGGTACATTCCTACAAATGTTTTACCAGTTCCGGCAGATCCTGCCAATACCATATTATTATCGTCATCCCAAGAGTCAAACGCAACCTTTTGTGTTTCGGTTAACGGATCATATTCTAATAGATCGTCTAGACGTACCGTCATAGAATTATTTGGTTGTTTATTTCTTTTCATGTTTTTACGGTATTTCCTCGGCCAGCACCTTTCTTGACACGACCTAGATGTTCTTTCCAACTATCTGGCGTTTTAGACAAAACTCCACCTGTAGATTCAACAATTCTAGGAGCAGATAAAACTTGAACTAGCTTATATTCTTCTAGCATGTCTTGGAGTTCTTTCCACGAGCACGAGACTTCCCACGACCTTTCGGCTTCTTCGCTATCTCTTCTGACTGTATAGATCGGCATGATAATCTCTTCCACTTTTCCCAATTTTCTTCTACACTGTATCTATACATGACATTCCATTGTTTAGATAAAGATGACCAATGTCTAATGACTTTAGTTCCTCTTTCGCTTTCCTCAAGTCTTAGCCATGTACCTGGTTTGTCTGGGTCTCCAAACTTAAGTTCTTCCAGTATTTTGTATTCAAGCTGCGCAAACATTAAACCACTCCGGGACGTCACGCTTAGTCCATATCATTTTAAAACGATCCTGTTTAGTTTGATAGTATTCTTGATAAGATCTTACTGGATCATTTTCATGCATACACTGAGGTTCGTGCTGCATTGCAAGTTTAAACGGCGTGTATAGATTTGTCCAGGGTATATGAGAAGGAACTTTTTTAAGAATCTCTCTAAGCTTAATATCTGTGCCATGAGTCTTACCATAACGAAACGTGTATTCGTCACATAGAGCAATAAAATGTTTGTAATGCCATTCGTAATTAGCATTTGATTCCATAGTCCATACAGTACAAGGATGACCCATATGTACAGCGCTATAAATAACGTCATCATGGTTTTTAAGTTTCCACTTTTTAACCATGCGTTTACCTGATTTAGATGGAGCTTTGTATTCTTGCCCATCTAACATACGATGAGCCGTTGAAAGCATCTGAGCTGACTCGACGATCATTTTTACGACGTGCTTATCACATTGTAATTGAGCAGCAACTATTGGATTTTTGTCTAAGACGAATATATTCACAGTATACTATCCCCCATTAAGTATTGATACTTTATTATACCACACTATATGGGGGAAGTACACTCCTATTTTTACTATGAAGCTTCTTTTATACGATTGTCTAGATATTTTCGTTTGAGAAGAATTTTTTGCATTAGTGAGATCTTACCTTTGCGCTCAAGTTTCTGAGCATATTCTTTTAGTTCAATCGAATCTTTTCTAAGACGGTTCAGTTGAATTTCTGACATGTATAAATGTCTCCTTTAAAGTAAAAGAAAGTCACATAATCATAATCTAATCTTGCAGTAATCCAGGAAATGCTTCCTCAATTACCGGCCTCGAAATGCCCTCTAATGTTTTTTTATTAATCATATTTACAACAAGCTTGGCATCTTCTGGGTGCACGCCTTCTAAGATTTCAAAAAGAATTCTTTCTCTTTTATACGGCGGCATGTCATCACCAGGACCTCCAGCAACAAAGTAGATAAATCTCTTGTGTTCCTTTAAAAGGTTTGATGGAGCATTGTGTTCTTGATTTGGGGTGAAAGGCGGATCGCCTTCAGGAAAGCTAAATTTTACGGTAGAGTCATACGATCCACGTAAAATATCTTTTAAAGCCCAAGACTCGTTTTGTTTAAGTTCATTGGCTTTATCTTTTTTATTGCGCTTATTCTTGGTGCGCCTAATCACTTCATATACTGGTCTGACCATATCATCCTCACTAAATTTATTTATATGCGTACGTGTTTAGAATGTATTTTACAACCAATGAATTCATTATAATATTCATCAGATAACAATACATCGTATTTGAATTGGAGTTTTGCTTCGTAGTAAGAGCATTCGCCCTTTGTCCTACAAAGTTTTAGTATTTCTCTTTTGTAATTATCTTTTCCCTTAGACTCGACTAACGCTTGTACTTCTTTACTTGAACCGTAATATGTACGCCAATCAGATTCTACTCTTGTGCGGACTCTACGTTTGCGTGTCTTAGTCACAGGTAATACTTTTGGCTTCCAGAAAAACTTCTTGCCAATGTATTTTTTACCGGTATCTAACTCGGTTACCATATAAACAAACCCCTGAAATTCATCAGGGGTTTGATCAAAATCTTTATTTTCATAAACCCACATAGGTCTATATATCTTAATATTCGTCTGAGTCTAATTCTATAGCATTATTCTCTTCGCCACAAAATGGACAATACTCAACAGACATGTGTGTTTCAGCATATATTTCTGCTTCAACATCACAATAATTGCATTCGACTATAAAACTTTTTTCAATTGTCATTAGAAATCAATCTCACATGCTCCGCCTGCACAAGCCGCAGCACCTAACGTATCAACGTCAGTATACTTCTTCTCGGTCAGATCGTGTTCCCAGCTCATATCTTTAAAGTTAGCATTGATCTTATTCCACTTATGAAGTAGATACGAATCCTTTAAACAATATTCTGTTTGTTTAATATCTCCGTTCAAATAGTTATTTGCAAAATTATTAAATCTACGAATCCAATCTTTCTTTAATGCATTTTGTGATGACTCAACAGAAAGATCATCTCCCATGCCTTGAGCGGTTGAACAAGCTGACCATAGATTATCAAACGTATTAAGAGCTTCAACCACAAGACCGCTAGAGAAGATTGCAGCAGCTCCGTATTTAGTTACCATAGTTTCAGCATCGATAACGCCGGTGTTTGGAGCCTGATTAAAATCTTTATCACCCATAGAAGATAAGAAAGAAATACCAGCAAAGCTATGGCGGTTTTTATATACGTAATGCTCTACCTCATCCCAGTCCTCTACGATGATAGTATTTGATACGTTATGACGGATACCTTTGTCTGCACATAACTCTTCGTTTGTGCCGGCATTTACCCAATGCTCTTGAGCTAGCTTTACCTTTTCTAAATGGCGTACGCCGATCAAATCGTCTTTGAGCATAGATCCTTCTTTTGGAAGAATTGGAAATGACACAACTACGTCTGTTCCGCCTGAAGACCAAACTGATTCTTCAACCATATGTGGATTTCGATTTTGTATTGCCTGAGTAACCTCAGACTCTTTATTCATTTGAACATTACGTATGTACATGCTAGAATGCTCAGCGTGAATACCGCTAGCAGTTTGCAATAAAACCGAAGCATTGCCGCTTGGTTTGACACAAGTTGTTCTAGCCGCTGTGTTGATTCCAATAACTCCTGCAACTTCTCTGTTGACTTGTTTGACAATGGCTGCCCCTTCCTCAAGTATTTCTGGATTAAACAGAATATCAGGATTATTCATCCATCCTGTAATTGACACGCCAAGTAAAGCTTCACGATCAAAAATATCTTTAGTCGTATCTGGTAAGAATTTAAAGTCAGTATATCCTGCCTGGAGTGTGCCTAGGATCGCACCAGCGCGGCATGCAAGAAAGAAATCTTCTTTAGTTACGCATTTACCACCATTAATTTCTGTAAGATTGCATCCCTGCCAACCAGACTTACCGTCAAGCTGTGGAAACATTCCGATCTCGACACATGGATTAGTTGTATGTTCTGTTGACTCTACAAATACAAAGCCTGGTTCACCAAACTCTTTTACATTCGTCATTATATTGCCAAACTGTTCAGGCGTAGTTGTATCTCGAACAATAACGGCAGAGTTATTTGATCGACCACGTTGTGGATTTTCAACAAACCAATTGCCTGTTTTAGCTGACATCATTTCTTCATCGTCGGGTGAGAACAAACAGATAGTAGCTGAACGGCGAACACCGCCTGATAAAACGGCATCAGCTGTATGCATACAAATATCATACACATTAATCGGCCGTAAGGGAATAGATTGCTTTGCATCAATTACGATATCTTGTAATAGATGTTCAATTTTATCAAGAGCACGACGTAGGCCATCTGGACCAGGCGCTTTAAATCCACCAGAGATTTTAGATCCCTTAGGACGAATGTTTGACAAATCAAAATAGACACGGCGGCCAGCATAATCTGGATATTTACCACCGTCTATAAAATATGATGACATAAGAATATCAACAGCAGTTGCCCATCCTTCTATGTCGTCTGTAACTACGTGAGTTTTTGCTGGCTTACTTCGTGCCGTAACATTTGGAAGTTTAGCGATATGGTGCTCTTGTACCGAAAATCCTGCACCAGCGCCACACAATAAAATATAAAAGATTTCACCAAAAAATGCTGCACGGTCTGCGTATGAAGAAGTACAGTTGTACATTCTCATTTGATGCTTAAGCAATTGATCTCCACCAAACTGCAGAGCACGTTGAGCGCCTAATACTCTTTGTTCTTTATAGGCATGTCTAGCTTCTTCTAAATAAGGCTTTAACCCGTTATCGTTTTCTTTGTATTGATTTGCGTGCATTTCGATCACACGATCTACAGCTTCCTCCCATGTTTCGTACCTTTCGTTTTCGTCGTTAAAGCGTGAGTAACTATCGTA